ATAGAATTTAACGACCTCTCAAATAAAAATAATGAAGTACTTTATGTTTTGCAAAGTACTGTCTTATTGTAGCACAAAATTTTTAAATAAAAAAGTCATAATAAGCACAAAACACCAACTATAAATGTATAGTTGATGTTAAGTACTTTTGTTTTATTAAAGTTGTTTAGGCCCCAATTAACAATAACTCGCTAAATGCTGCAGAGCCTACTGGGGTTGTCCAATTTACCCCAGAACCAGTTGATGTTAAAAACTGTCCATTGGTTCCAGTAGAACTGTTTGCAGTTATTGTTCCAGTAAATACTGGGGATGATAATGTTTTGTTTGAAAGTGTTTGTGTTGCATCAAGAAGTGTCACTGTACCAGTTGCATCTGGGAATGTTATTGTACGATCAGCAGTTGGGTCTGTAACTGTAAGAGTAGTTTCATGATCATTTGCTGTTGTACCTTCAAAAATAATACTTCCATCATTTAAAACTAGTCCAGTAAAACTTTTATTAGATAGTGATTGAGCAGTTGAAAGATCTACTGTTGTGGCTGTATCAATTGCAAGAGTTCCTGGGCTTGACTCTGTTAGTCCTGTTCCAGCAGTAATTGTTTTTGATGAATTAAAAGCAGTATATGCTATTTCTGTTGTTCCAAGAGTTATTGTTCCTGAAGTAGTCATAACATATCCATAGCCAGCATTTACTGTTCCATTTAATACAAAACAAAAATCTCCATATTGAAGTTCTCCAGTTGGTGAGTTGTCTGCATCTGTTGCACGTGTTAAAACCCACTCTGTTGTATCTAAAACACCAACGGTACTTAATTTATAAATACCATTTCTTGCTGCCTGTGTTTGATTTTTAAGAAGAACTCTGTCATTTAACGTAAGTGTATATCCATCAACCACAAGAACTTCCTGCGCTCCAGTTATTGTTGCACCAACACCACTTGTACCATTTGAATACGTTCCAACTAGTGTTGCTATAGAAGCAGAAGATACTGGCTCATTAAATTTAATACCAACAATTGCAGAGTCTACGTATGCTTTTGTAGCAGCATGAAGTGATGATGTTGGGTCTGCATTAAGCGTAACTGATCCTGGAAATGTAACAGCATTTGGCAAAGAAAGTGTGAATGCTCCACTAGTTGATGATGCTGTTATTTGATTTGCTGTTCCAGAAAGTGTTTTTACTGATGTTCCGTCAACATCAACAAAGTATGTTAAATCATCCCAATGATTTGTACCATCACCAATTTTAAATTTATTAGTATCTGACTCAAAGCCTATTTCTCCAGCATTAAGGATTGGGTCTGCATTCGTCCACTGTGTGGCTGTTCCTCTACGCTGTTGCATTCTTGTTGCCATTTAGTTCTCCTTATTACTAGTTATATTATAACAGATAATTAGTTAAAATTATCTATAGCAATTCCACCATCCCATGTTGCAATCCATGAGTTAGTATTATAAAATCCTGCATCCTCTGGAGTTCCAGAACCCTCATTATAATATCCAGCATCTTTTAAAATACTTACAACAAGACCTGTTCCATCAATTGCTGTATCGTGAATATGTTGTTGAAGGTCTAGTGTATCGTTATATGTTGCCAGAGTTATCCATTGTCCACTATAGTAAACTGCTAATTTTGAATTACTGCTATCAAAATATAATTCTCCATTAACCGCTGTTTCTGGTGGCGTTGATTCAATTGGAACTGTTGGTGTTCCTACTGCAGTATCTACATATAATTTAGTTGCTGCATGTGTGTTTTCGGTTGGAGTGGCAACTGTAACAGTTCCTCCAAAAGTACCGCCATCGGCAACATTAATGCCGTGCTTTACTTTAAAATCTCTATTAGTAGTTGCCACTTCCGACCTCTATTCTAATTATGCTTCAATATATGTTTTGTGTACTTTAACAGAAGTATCTGCTGTAGTACCAGTAACCTGTAGAAGAACATTTCCTCCGCTGTATACAGCATTGGTTGTTCCAAGAACAGCATTACTAATTACATCAGCGTATTCTGTTAAGTAAACGTTGTTTGATCCATCTACAGTAACTAGAACTTCAATTACTTCAATGTCTCCCGCTTTTTTCATCTGAACAAGATATTTTGCAGATGAGTAAGTGGTTGCTGACCATGAGTCAATTGTTGTTGCTGAGTCTGAAGCGGTAGCAAGAGCAGTTCCAATAAGAGCATCTGCAAGTGTTACAGATCCTGTTAAAGCAAGGCTTGTTCCTGTTGCTGCTCCAATTTCTGGAGTAACAAGAGTTGGTGTATTAGCAAATACTAGAGCACCAGTTCCTGTTTCATCTGAAATAACTCCTGCAAGTTCTGCAGATGATGTTGCAGCAAGGGCTGAAATCTTACTTGATGTATAAACACCATTTGTTACTGTTGCAGCATTTCCTGTGTACTCTGTTGCTGATAGAACTTGAGTTCCAGAAACCTTTAATACCTTGCCAGAAGCAAGATCAAGGTGTTCAGAAGATGTCCAAGAATCAGTTGCATCTACCCAGTTAAGAGTCTTGTCTGTAGCACCCTTAAGAGTAAGACCACCACCGTCAGCACCTGCATCTGTTGGTGTTGCTACTGAACCAAGAACAAGGTTCTTGTCATCAATTGTAATTTCTGTTGAGTTAATTGTAGTTGTTGTACCGTTAACTGTTAGGTCCCCTGAAAGAACCAAAGATGTACCAGTTGCAGCACCAATGTTTGGTGTTACAAGTGTTGGAGTATTAGCAAAAACAAGTGCTCCAGTACCAGTCTCGTCAGAGATTACTGAAATAAGTTCTGCTGAACTTGTTGAAGCAAAAGCATCTAACTTATTATTTGTAAGAGCAACAGTACCTGTAGCGTCTGGCAAAGTAATAGTGCGATCTGCTGTAGGATTTGTTACTGTAAGGGTTGTTTCGTTACCATCTGCTGATGAACCTTCAAATATAATGCTTGAATCATCAAGAGTAAGACCAGTAACTACTGGGCTTGTAAGTGTCTTATTTGTAAGTGTCTGAGTATTTGTTGTTCCAACTACTGCACCTGTTGCGCCGTGTGCTTCTGTTGCGCCTGTGTGAGTTGTAAGATCTGAAGAAGAAGCCTTAGCATTCAACTGTGTTTGAATTGCTGATGTTACGCCATCTACATAGTTAAGTTCTGTTGTAGATAGTGTTGCTCCATCAAGAATGTTAAGTTCTGTTGATGATGCAGACATAACTACATCTTCATTAATCTTTGGTGAAGTTAATGTTTTATTTGTAAGAGTTTGTGTATTTGTTGTTCCAACTACCGCACCAGTTGCACCATGTGCTTCTGTAAGGTTTGCGTGTGTTGTAACATCTGAAGTAAGTGCTACTGTTCCAGTTGCGTCTGGAAGTGTAATTGTGCGGTCTGCGGTTGGATCTGTAACTGCAAGTGTTGTTTCAAATGAATCTGCTGTTGAACCTTCAAACTCAATGCTTGTACCAAATACACCAACTGCTGCTGGGGCTGACCACTCAACGCCATATGTTGCTCCTGAGTTTGCTGTAAGGACCTGCCCGTTTGTTCCAACGCCAAGACGTGCTACCGCATCATCTGCGCTACCTACAATTAAATCACCTTTAGCATCAACTGTTCCTGCTGTGATTATGTTTTTTCCTGCAACGGTCGCAGTTGATCCTTCAACTACCAGTCCCGATTTTACTCTAAAGTCTTTTGTTACTGTTGCCATCTTATATCTCCTTGGTTAGGCCTTTAACCCCATACGCATATAGCGTAGAGTTATTGGTGTAATTCCCCCTACTGGAACAACAGTTAGTGAAACTGTGTCTCCAGCCCTTGAAACAGAGATGGTGCCAATATTCCCATCGTTTTCAACTATTCCATATTGACTAACAGACACATCTGTTCCGTCAACCAATATAGACAATTCTGTAGAGTAGTACTTATTTGCACCACCTGCTACATATTTAATGGAAACCATATATTTCATTGATCGCCATTCACTTGCGGTAAAGTTATCAAATACCGTTGAGTTTTCAATACCATTGATTGTTGACTCATTATTGCCATCTGATCCAAGATCGGTAGACCTAGCAGAAGTACTATCAATTAAATCTACATAGTTTTCTTGGGTTGGTCTATCACCTGTTTGAAATAGGGCTTTTACGTTGGTGGTTGATATCTTTGCCATAGCCCTATTATATCATTATGTTAAAGAATATAGTTATTGATTCCAATAATTTGTAGCCCAATTCCAGGGATGTTTGAGTATGCGCTTGGTATTCCAATGTTTGTAAGTTTTATTCTAAATGGAAGAACTTCGTTTATCTTGGTTAACCTTGCAGAAGGCAAAACGTTTGTTTTTGGATAATCTATTGTTGATACAGATCTTACTTTATTGCTAAAACTATTTGTTATTACAACTGAAGCCATTATGACTCACTATTGGTTACATCTTCAATAATGTTCATTGTTCCTCTGGCTACCGTCCAAACACGACTTTCATCACTTAACTCAATATCAAATATATCGCCAGTTTGTAACAATGTTGATTGTCCTGATGTTAGTGAAACTGTAAACTCACCTATACCGTCGCCAGTTGCTGGGGATGGGGCTAAAGTGGTAACTAACTCTGCATTGTCTGTAAAGTCACCAGGCTTTGTATTTGGGCGCTTGATTTCCATATCAATTGTCCACTCTGAAATAACTAGTGGATCTTTGTTGTCATCTGTTACATATACCCTAAAAGCGGCTGTATCGCCTCTTACAACGGTCCAAACCACATTTGGTGGGGTAGATCCAACGGAATAAGAACTAAGCGCTTGATCTCTAAATGTTGCCATAATCATATCATTATACCACTAACTAAATAAATATTTAAAATATTTTTATTATTTAATGGTTAAAGTTGACTCAATTAGCAAATCCATGTTATAATTAATATATGCTACCTGTTGGTAGCATTTGTTCTCTAGGAGGTATTTTACAATGAGAGAAGCAAAGGTTTGGCTAGGGGTGTTGGTTTTAGTTATTTGTAGTGCCGTTTTTTCTGGCTCTGCAAAGGCTGCTAATCAAAATAATTTATTAAGTAAAAAGTCTTTAGAAGTCTCTGCCACCCAACAGGTGGCTTTTTTGGTTTCTAAAGAGAAAAAACTTGAAAGATATGAAAATGCTCATAAATTGACTGATGAGCAACTGGTTGATATGTTAAAGGCTGTAGGGTTCAAAGGAAAGGCTTTAAGGTCTGCTTGTGCTATTGCAAAGGCAGAGTCTAATGGTCGTCCCCTTGCCTTCAACGGTAACGTAAAAACTGGAGATAGTTCCTATGGCGTATTTCAAATAAATATGCTAGGAGAACTAGGATCAGATCGTAGAGAAAAGTTTGAACTGGATTCAAATGCTGAGTTACTAAACCCAGTGCTAAATGCACAAATTGCTCTACATATGACCAAGGGTGGGTCAGATTGGTCTTCCTGGAGTTCTGCTAATGGAAAACGATATAAAGAGTGGTATAGCAAGTATCCTTGCCTAATCCACTAGTCGTAGTTTTTTCTCTTCCAAAAGTTCTTTTTATAGGACCTATCAATATAGGCAAAATATTTATTGTGCTCTGACACATTTTCTTTTTCAGTCATAGTTTTTAACTCGTGCTTCCAGTCATCTCTTTTTACTGGAATTATTTGTGCTACTGGAGTCCCTTTTGTAAGTATTCCACTCCAACCATCTTGAATGAAAAACGGAAACTTTACTGGCAATGTGTAATCGTCTGTATCAACAAACCCATCAAGAGTCCTAAATGGCAAATCAAAACGATTTGCTGGATGTTTTATCAATAAAGAATATCCTTTGGGTGTATTTATTCTAAAATTATTTTCAAACTTAATAACTTGCCCATAGCATCCAAATGGGACAGGAAGTTTGTCTGCTTGCTCAAATGAATGAAATGATATTGCTTCTCTTGTTGTTCGCCAACAAAATTCTGGATTTCCGTTTTCCCAATTGACCTGAATATCTTCACTTAAAACTATCATATATCCAGCCATCATTGCTTCCAAAAATGGAACACAGTTTTTTACTGTTGAGTTAGCAGTGCCTTTAAAAACTCTAACATTTTTTTCTCCACCAATATATGGTGGTATGTCTTTATACCACTGAGGCATAGTGGTTTTTGAAGAAACTGGTGCGCTCTCTACTCCACCACCTCTTTCATCAGAAATGGTAAATATAAACTTTTTTTTCATTTTATTACACCCCTTTTATAATTTAAAAAAAATTAACTTTCTTCTGGATAATAGTTAATTTCTTCTGGGTTTGGATCAATGATACTTCCATCAATGACTTCCCATCCAAGATCAACATGAGTTCCTTCTGCATATTCAACACAAGAATGTCCAGAAACTAACTCTGCTACCTCTTTAGAATCTGCAACTATAAGATTAGTGATGATGCCATTTTCTACTACAGCAAATAATCCCATTGATATTTCTCCTTTTCTTCCTAGTTATATTCTTTTCTAGACCAAAACATGCTCTTGTATCCATTAAACCATTTTGTTTTTATTTTTTTAATGTCTAATGAAGCCAACTGCATATCTTTTTCATTTGCTTCTACCATTTTCCAAATATCCCTTTTAATTGGAATTATTTGTGCCATTGGTGTTCCTGCTGGAATTAAACCTTCAAAGTCTTTATCTTTTAAAATAAATGGAAAATTAATTGGATGTCTATATTTATCTGTATCAACCATACCTGGAAATATACTAAAATATTTATTTGGATTATGCAGTGGTGGAACAATTAACACAGAATAACCTTTTGGAGTTATAATTTGATAATTATTTATCCATTTTGGAAAAAGTTTTTTATTTGCTTCTGGATGCAATTCTGCCTGTTTTTGTTCATGAAACTCAACACCTGGACCACTTGGCCAAGAATACTGTTCTCCATCTTCAACATACATATCAACTTGTGTAAATAATATATATCCTGCAGTCATTGCATCGTGTACTGGTATGCATTTTTTTATTGTTGGATCAACATCACCTGAATATACTTTTTGTTTTTCATTAACGTATTGATTTGTTTCTTTATACCACTCTGGAATGCATTTTATGGCTGGCTTTGGAGGATGAAAATTATTTTTTGTTAAGTCTGTTATTTTAATTAAATTCATAATTCCATCCCCAATGTTTTATTTATCTATCCATGAAAATTTTTCATGATTCCAAACTGTGTCTTTATCCTCTGGTTGTTCAACTGTACTAACAACCCTAGTTCCAACATGTGCAAACTGATTAAACTCAAGACGTTGATATTTTGAAAATTTAAAGCCCTTTACAATATCGTCAATATCTTTCTGTTTCATATTTTCTGGAACATATCCATGAAAAGCAATAATTCCTTCTTTATCAAAGAAAGCAATGCGTGGTTTTTCTATCAAGGAGTCCATCTAAGAATCCAGATTGATCCTGCTGTTCCTGCGCCACCTGCATAAGATGCGCCAAGTCCAAGGTTTCCATAACCGAATGCGCCCTTTTCTCCACCAGTTGTTGCGCTAGTGTAAGAGGAAAATATCTTAGTTGCTGGTGTAGCATATGTTGTTGGAGTTCCCTGTGCTGCTGATGCTATGGGGGATGTATTATATGTTTGGTTATTGATCTGTTGACCAGCACCGTTAGAACGTGTTCCGCCTGTGCCACCTGTGCCACCAGCAATATTTAATGTAAAACCAGTAGTTGATCCACCAGCACCACCTGACTGTCCATTATTTCCAACTTGGTTATATGTTACATTAGATCCAGGACCGCCAGCATTTCCTCCTGCGCCAACGGCAAGTGTATACGTTCCAGTTAGTGCAAATGGTGTATCAATAACTGTTGGCGTTCCAAATCCACCTGATCCACCTGCTCCACCTACTGATGATCCAATGTTATAGTCCTGTCCTGTTGAATAATTACTTCCACCGCCACCGCCACCGCCACCGCCCGATGTTGAAAGAACAACTGCATATTCACCAGGAACATAGTTACCTACGTTTCCACCTGATGTTGGTGCATATGTTCCACTTGATGATATTTTTTCTGCTGTTCCAATTGTACTTGTTACAAATTCTTGTTTTACAACAGTAAATGTTGAGTTTGCGTCTGCTGTTTTAGCAAATACTCTTGAAATTGTTGAAGAAGAAGCCAATGTATAGGTTCCTGCTGATGTTGTAAAATTATAAAGTAGTGAGTTATCTGTTCCATATACCCAAAATTCTGTTGTATGTGCAGAACTTCCAAGTGTAAAAATGTATGTTCCAGCAGTTCCACTTATTGGAAAACCATATCTGATTGTTGTTAATACGCATTTATATACGTTATTTGCGTTAGCCTTAGTACTATCAATTGTATTTAATGTACTTGTAATTGCTCTATCAAATCCACCAGATCTTTTAACGGCCATTATGCAATCTCACTTCCGAATGCATTAAATGATAATGATGCAGATGCTGCGTATACAGTAATAACGTCTGTTGCGTTAACTGTTAGTCCAATAGTATATGTGTGATTGTCATTTGCAGCAATTGATGTGTCATATACTATATAGTGTTTAGCCTCTAAAGTTTCTCCATCAGGCCGAACAGCAATTCTATATGTTGTAGAACTTGCTGATTGGTTTGCAACTGTGATGGTTGATACAACCGCCTCTGTAGAAGATGGAACGGTGTAAAGTGTTGTTGCTGTAGTCGCACTTGGATTTACTTGTCCAAGTACCTTATATGTTGATGCCATGAGTTATCCTCCCATTAAGAACAGATTGATTAATACTGGATCTGGTATTTCTGCCCATGATGTAATTATACCATTTGTTTGTAAGTATTTGTTGGCGTTTGATGTTTGGCTTGGAATTAATGTTCTCCATAGAGATCCATCGTAATATTGTATTTCATTTATTGTTGTTCCGCCAGCATTTTGTCTTATTAGACATACTGTTCCAGCAATTGGAGATGGTATTGAAGAATCTCTGGCTGCTGGATTAAGAAAGTTATTTGTTCCCTTTTTTGCTGTAAAGTGATCTGATGCAGTTAAAGAAGATAAGTGGTCGTGTGTTCCTGTCCATTCAAACGTTCCAGAAATATCTGTTTTTCCAGAGACTTGGTACCAAGTATCATTTGATTGATTATATATATATGCTGCTTTTCCATCTGAGTCAAATGATGTTGGCATTAGGCACCTATCTCATCCCAAGTAGAAGTATCTCCATTATAAACATACATTTTTAATGGACTAGTACCTTTATCAACCCAAAGTAATCCATTTACTAGATTAGTTGTTGGTGCATTTGCTGTATAAATAGATGTTGCTGAATAATATCCAACTCCCGCTGAAGAGTCTGTATCTACCCAAATATATCCATTTGGAATAGTTTGAGAAAATGATGAAAATGCGGCAGCAGTTGGTGCAGAAGTGGCTGCTCTTGAAATATCTCTTGCAGCAAGTTCTAATGCAGCCTTTGTATCAATTTGATCTTGCAAGTCATTAATTGTATAAGCAATTGATGGATTTAAAAGTTCTTCAGGATCTGTTTCTGCGGTATCAAAATCATAAGATCCGTAATGGTAAGCCTTTAAAGCGTCCTGGATATTGGCATCATCAATCAATGCTGGAATCTTTGTTGGTACTAGGTTTCCTATATTTTCTACAGCCATTTAGATCTCACCTCTTTTAAGATTATACCATTTTTATCAAACTATAGAGATAAACAGGTGCACTGTCTTACTTCCCGTAAGTGTTGACCAACTGCCACCGCTATATTGAACTGCGTCAAAATTTATTACTAAATTTGTTCCAGCACCTGCTAAAGCAGGAATTTCCATTGATGAAGCAATTGGGTTTGCTCCTTCAATCTGAAACTGGACACTAAAGTTTGAAGCGGTAAGTGGTGAACCGCTAACTGTTACTATGTTTGATATAGGTATAGTTATTGATCCTGCTCCAGATGTAAAAGAAACTGTTTCTACAGCAGAATATATTGCTGGATTCATATGTAAAACTTGAATCCAGGTGTTGCCACCTGGTTGAGATACATATTGATATAAATATCCATAGTTTGCCCCTGGTGCAACGTTTATATACATATCATTTAAAATTAATGTCTGACCAAGTAAAACTCCACTAGATGTTTGTGGGTTGGGTTCTCCAGAACCAACAATAAACTTATTGCCACGAGTTCCTTGTGGTCCAATATCAACTAAGACATCAATAGTTTGAGGTGGTCCTAAAACAACAACGTCTTCAGTATTTAATAATACATCTACCATTACGACTCATCTGCTCCAGTAATATCATTTGTAACTGTAATGGTTCCTGTTAAAATTGTGTAAATTTCACTTGGACCATTATCAATTTGAACATCATAAACATATGTTCCAGCAGCAAGGTCTCTTCCAACACCTGGCAAAATTGTGCAAGTTACTGTATCTGCAACTCCAGAAACAACTGCCTGTGCTTCATAAGATTGTGTTGGATTTGGCCCTCTTGTATTAGCAATAAAAAAGTCTGCCGAAAAACCAGTTAAATCAAATGCTGATCCATTTGCTGTTTTTGGGCGTATCACAAATTCAGCGGTATCACCACGATAGTAATTAAAATTATATGAGCCTGGAAATGCCATTAGTCCTCCTGCTTAATTATACCATTAAGAAACTGATATATATATACCTTTAAGTATAACAGCACCTTCATTGTCTGATCTAATTTGTGGTATACCTCCAAAAACCTTAATAGCCCTATCTTCTATAAATATGGTTTGATAAAAAGAAAGATCATATGTATATTGATATTTTAAATTTCCAAGATATCCAGTAACAGAATTTTCATCATCTATAGAAAATGTTCTAATCCATAGTTCTGTATTATTATTATATGTCTCTATTTCTAAATCATATTTAATGCTGACTATTGCGCCCTCTTGAAATGTTTTAAAGTTAACTCTTTTTGCAACTTCGTTTAAAAGAGATACTGACTTGTTTGGAAGATATTTTTCAATGCTTTCTTCTTTATCTATTTCTAAGAATATTGACACCCATCCGTCGTCTCCTCTTTCTGGTCCAATTTTTGTTTTATTTTCACTTTTATTTTTATAATATGCCCATCCTGGATATTGTCCAGATGGACTTTCATATGACTGTCCGTTACTTTTACCTGGATCTCCTTTAGGTCCTTGTGGGCCTTCTTTACCGTCTTTACCTTGAATTCCCCTATCACCCTTTGGACCTTGTGGCCCTACTGGTCCTACAGGGCCTATATCGCCTTTTTCACCCTGCATACCAGGAACAGAAATATACTCTATTTGTTTTTCTTCTTGAACAGTTTCTGAATATTTTTTCTTTTTAGGAAAGTCCATGCTTTTAGCCATGACTACTCCTAAACTACTTTATTTTTGTTTTAAATATTTTTTTACCAATTTTAATAACTGGCGGTAAGTTTGGTGTTGGAGTTGAAACTTTAATGACAGTCATTATAATCCAGGTGTGATGTCGCTAAGTACGCAAATAGTTCCAAGAACTGGAGTCCATACGGTGTCTGCGTCTGCTCCGCTTCCACCTTCTATTATTACCTGTAGATCAAATTTTAATTCTGCTGCAACCTGCTTATATGCTGTGCCCCAATTTGCAGTAACGGATGCTGGAGCAGTAATTGTAACTATGTGCCCACTTGCCTCTACTGCTAGGTCATCTAATACATCCCCAACTGGATCGTATGATGTTGCCTTGTATGTCCAGTCAGTTGTGTCAAAGCCTGTTACTTCATCGTCTTCTAAGAATTCTACAAGTAGGGTTGCTGTGTCTCCACGGACTACTGTCCATTGAATATTGGCTGGTGTAGCACCAAATTTTTCTATAATAGGAGCGCACATAATAATTGATTATACCATTAAATAAAAGGCTGAACACCTAGACGCAGTGGGGTGGGGGTAGAATCTAGGTGCCAGCCTAAAAATTATAACATTATATTATGACAAATAGTATAATTGTAACAAAACGTTATAAATAGGACA